CGTATCGGTATGAATTGGTTAGGTTAGGAGTTCGAGGATAGGCAATAGCGAATGTGCAAAATCTCTGCCGGGGTTTTGCTGGAAATCGTGTATGCAACAGAGGCTGTCGGAATCATTCGGCAAAAATAGCAATTTTATCTGTTACGAGCAGTACATAACAATTATATTCTCTAAATGCGGTATTTCCGAAATACTGCACGCTTTCCGCCGGAAAATCTTACGGATCGTCGCCCGGTCGGCTGTTCGTGTTGATTGACAGTTACTTGCGTTTTGCCGAGGTGTAGCGATATTAAAAAATATCAATAAATTCGAAAAATTTTTTAATAAAAACTTGCAAGGTATCTTTTTTCGGCTTATCTTTGCAGCGAAGTTTTAAGGTTCATTTAGGTTAGTAGTTTTAGGTTGGTGAGGAAACTGTGGAAGAGGAACTCCGGTTCTGATTCCGGGTTTCCTTTTTTTGTCTTTGCCTTTCGTTGTCCGCATGTTTTGTCCGGTGCGGTTTTCTTTTTCAGAGTTTTTCAGTTTTACCCGAAGTTTACCCGGAGTGAAGTGGCTCATGTTGAATTGCTTGCGGGAATGGTGCCTTAATCGGGTAAGCGGTTTTCGGGAGCACGCTATGTTACCAAATTGTTAAATATATTTAAGATATTCGTAAAATATTTGCATAATTGAAAAATGCCCCTTATCTTTGCAGTGAAGTTTTAAGGTTCATTTAGGTTAGTAGTTTTAGGTTGGTTGAGGAAATCGGCAGGTTGTAACGGGTTGTCCGTTGCTAAGACCAGAGGGGCGGTACTCGCTCCGCGGTCGAATACCTCCGATTGAACCTCATTTTCGGAGGGGGTGGTTCCCCGCCGAAAAAGAAGGTCCTAGTCGTGAGACTCGGACCTTTTTTCTTTTCCTTGCAGGGCCTGACCGTCAGAGTCCGGCCAGCTGTTCGCGGCTCACGCTCACCTCGACGCTCCCGAGCGCGTAACATCCGATGTCGTAGGGATTGTAGTAGAACGTGATGCCTTCGGGCGTGACGAGGAAATTCTCCGTTACACCGATGTATTCCGGGAAAAAACCCTTCGTTTCCAGCTCTTCGTCGCTCCGGACCCCGTATTGTTCGTATATATCTTCGCGGATCAGCCGGTTGAGCCGCTCCAGCTGCGTTTCGGTGAACAGGTCGGCCGTCGTGATTTCGTAACCGCCCGCCAGCGAATAGTTGTAACATTCCGTGCCGTAGATGCCGTGCGCTCCGCCCGTGTAACTTGCCCGCGTGATCACGTAGCAAAGGAGCGTGTCGACGACCGATCCTTCGGATTCGACGGAGATTTCGCCTTCCCATGCCGGACGGACGGTGCTTTCCGGTGTATTCCCGGGAGGCGTCATGTCGCTGGTAACCTGACGGATCGCGGCCGAAGCCGCCTCTTCGGGCGTCCCTTCGAAATTCTCCAGGTCGAAAAAACGGTCGATGTTCATTCGTTCGATCGCTGCGAGGGCGGGGGAGTCCTGGGCGTTGGCGATCGAAGCGAAGCGATATTCGAAATCGCAGGAGAAGCCGTTCCCGCTGATCAGCGAGTCGGTGCTTACGACGGTGAACTGCGGCCGGACAGGGCGTTTCGTGCAGGACCCGGCCGTCAGAGCGGCGGCGGCCAGGAGGGCGAGGGTGGGGAATTTCATGGCGATACGTTTTTATGTCTATCTGTAAAGATAGCTCAAAAAGCATTTGCGACGCCCAAAAACGAAAAAAATCACAGATTTTGCCGGAAAATTTTGGAGTTTCGAAAGAAGGCGTTATCTTTGCACCACAAAACTAAATCGGTGGATTCATCTAAGGGTTAGGATACATGCCTCTCACGCATGACATAGGGGTTCGAATCCCCTATCCACTACTGATATTCTCGCAAGTTATTGACAATCAATATATTGCGAGAATTTTCGTAAATATGCCGGGACAGAAACGGGACATAGTTTCTTTTTCTTGGCGGGCTGATTTTCAATGATATACATTTTTACTTCGGTGAAAATGTAAAAAAAATGTTGTCAGTTGAAACTGCGCGAAATTCCGCGCTAAACGAAATTCTTTCTTTCACTTATCCGAAACTACACACCGGCTCCTGCTGGTTCATTTCCTTTTATGCGTTCGACCCGGCGAAGGGTGAAATGCGGCGCAAACGGATCAAGATAAATTCGGTGGGGAATGCCTCACAGCGCCGGCGGTATGCTGCGCAAGTTTGTCATCGTCTTTCTGCGAAACTCGAAACGGGGTGGAATCCGTGGGTGGAGGCAGAGGCGGATTATACCTATAAACTATTTTCGGATGTATTGGTGCACTACCGAAATTACCTCCGGAAGTTACAGGATGACGGTGTTCTCCGAAAATCGACCGTACATGGCTATAATTGTTCGGCGGGTATCATGGAACGCTGGAATGCGCAACAAGCATCGCCCATTCGTTATGTCTATCAGTTCGACCGTTCGTTTTGTGTGCGCTTTCTGGATTACGTCTATGTTGAACGGGGTAATTCGCCGACTACGCGCAACAACAATTTGGCGTTTCTCCGGGAGTTCTCGTCGTTCCTGGTTCAGCATTTGTACCTGAAGAGCAAACCGACAGAGGGGCTGAAAAGCATCGGAAAGGGCGCCGGCACTAAGAACCGGACGGTCATCGCGCCGGCGGATATGCAACGTCTCCATGACTGGCTCGACGCACACAACCGGCCGTTCCTGCTGGTCTGCTATTTCCTACATTATATGCTTATCCGTCCGAAGGAGATATGTCGTCTTCGCTTGCAGGACATTAATGTCGCTAAACAAACGGTCTATATTGACGGCCAGATTTCGAAAAATAAAAAATCGGGGGTGGTTACGCTTCCGACGCCGATTCTGGAAATGCTCGTCGATTTGGATTTTTTCAATGCTCCGACTTCGTATTATATTTTCTCTACCGGGTTCCGGCCGGGGCCTAAGTTGTGCAGCGAACGGAGTTATCGCCACTATTGGAATAACGAAATTGTTCCGGCGTTGAAATTCCCGAAGGAATACAAGTTCTATTCGCTGAAGGATTCGGGTATCACGGATATGCTTCGGTCGGGGCTTGACCCTCTTTCCGTTAAGGAGCAGGCGCGGCACTCGTCGCTTCAGATTACGGATGCCTATACACCACGGGATGTTTTGAACGCTAATCCACGCCTTCAGAGTTACAAAGGTATCTTATAAGTGGAGAAGAGGGCGGTCAACACCGTCCTCTTCTCTTTTTGGGGTCTCAATCGGTTGAGATTTGCTGTTATGCGAAATATTTGTTTTTGAGAGCAATTAGTTTGTCCCAATACGTGACTATCAGTCCGTCCATGTGGTAGTGGTATTCCCCTTTGTAGTTGGGTATTCCTCCGAGCCGATTTGCCGACCTCTCGGTATAAAAATGGTAGTAGTTAGCCGCCCGGCAGAAAAGGCAATGCAGGCCGCTTGGAATGGCGAATACGGGCAACCATAGCCATCCCCACCGTTTCGATTGTCTGACATGGCCGAACTCGTGATCGTATACGGGTTCTCGGGCTATGTTCTCGGGAGAGATAAAGACATAGCGCCCCATCGTCATCCCTCCCCGGACGTGCTTCGTCGCATAGAACACCGCCCCGCCTTGCTTGGTGATCTTCACGCGGTCGAAGCAGAATGCCAAGTACACAAGGCCGATTAGGTTCTGCGGGAGCTGCCACAAGTACAGCAACACCGCCCATACGATTCTCAGAAATTCTTTCATCGTCGTGTTTTCTTGGTAAATTGAATATATTCAGTATAAACGATCTGTGTGTGCGGGTTCGACGACACGACCTCCTGCCGGATTGCTTTCGTGCCCCAGCGGATAAATAGGAATCGCCGCGGAACCCGGTGTACGATTTGCCGGAGGGTGTCGATGCTTGTAACGTGGCAGCTCACCGAATCGGTCCGGATTATGCCGTCTACGCTCACATGCCGATCCGCCCATCTGAAAAACTTCACTTCAGGGACTTTCGGCAGTCCGGTGAATTCCCGATCGAGGGCGGCCTTTACTGAATCGGCAGCCCTTCGCACCCCTGCGCCATATTTCTCCCACGCTGTCGGCTGCGGGCCTGCGGGTTCCAGGGGCGCCGTGATCTGCACCTCGGTCCGCGTGGCCGTCGTGGCCGCCGCCTCCAGCCGCCGGACCTTGATCCGCAGCTCCCGGAGCTGCGCGGCCAGTTGTGCGTTGTAGCGTTCCATCTCCGACGCCCTGAGTTCGAGCACCTGCCGGGATGCGGCGTGTTTTCCGCTCTCGGTCCGGTAGAACTCCACGCTGTCGGTCAAGACCTCGTTGTTGGACTGGACGCGTCTGCGCTCGGCCCGTTCGCCCCGCAGGCGGACCGTTTGCAGCCATAACAACCCGCCCGTCACGAGCAGGGTGATAATCAGAATGCGTTTCATAGTACCTGCCAGTCGTCAGCGAAAATATCCTCCCATGTGGGGATGTAGGACGTTGCATGGGATTTCGAGCAGTCATCGTTGACTTCGATGATCAGCACCTGGTCGTGATACGATATGCTGCCGTCCCCTATTGTTCCAATAACGGCTTTCGCATGATCCGGCAAACTGGTCATGCGGGGAACGACTTCCGCCGGTACTGTCTGCGGAATCTGTTTGACGATGAACTTACCAGCCCATGCAGGGCTTGAATAACGGCTGAACGCCTCTCCCTCGTTGAGTCTGTCGATGATTTCGGAGAATTTCATACGTTTTGATATTTAAGTTAGAGTAAACCTTCTGTCTTTACGATCCGCGCCACATTGTCGATCACCGAGGCCATCACTTCGGCATAGTCCGGCGCCGTGGCGTACTTCGCGCCCGTCCCGTCCGCCAGCCGGCGGGCGAACTCTTTCGGATCATCGCGGTAGGGCCACGCATCGGCATATCCCGGTCGGCGGAGCAGTTCCAGATGGTTGTCGAGACATTCATCCAGCGACGCGAAATTTCGGAAATACCGATAGACGCGGTATTTGTATTTTCCGGGAGCTACCTGCTCGACCGATACGACCCGTTCCGGGGCCTTGAACTTCACATCCGGGGTCTTGAAATATTCGGTCGTCAGTTCCAGCGACACCGGGCCGGTCCAGCTGCTGCCCTTCGTGATCCCGAAGATGTTGTTGCCGATCCCTTTGATCTTCCATCCGGTTTCGAGGACTGCCTGCGCCGTCACGAAAAGCGGATGCACTCCGCCGGAGCGATACAGCCGGGCCGCCGCGGGGTAAATCTTCCGGACAAATTCGATCTGTTCTTTTTTCGTTGCCATTTCTTTTCGGTTATATTATAAAGCCTCGTTCGTTCCGTCCAAATACTTTTTGGCCTCTTCGACCGGGACCTGCATTTTCCGGGCGACTTCTCCGGCCAGCACTTCACGGAATATTCGCAGGAACCGCATTTTCGGATTTACGATCAGTGCCGATCCTCCCATGGACCATAGTTCGACCAGACAGATCAGGGTGCATATCGTCACTACTGCGATTTGCGACTCTATCCCCGCCATCCGCTCGATCAGGATGAATCCGACGATCACTGAGGCATATAGGGCGAGTTTGGACAGCATCCCGTGTCGTCCGAGTTCGGACAGCGCGAAACGGCCGCGTTTGATCTGCGCAGCAATCCCCCATACGGTGTCGAGCACCACGCATACGACTACGGCGTTGATGGCTCCCTCGTATCCGGCAAAGAAGTTCGCCGCGAAGACGCACACGGCGACACACCATCCTTGAATCGTCTGGAATATCTCCGCCAGTTTGCACCCCATGCTCAGGACTGTTTCTGCGAATTTTCCGGTCATAATTGTCGTTTTGTGTTTCGTGCGCCCCGGGCGCCGGTCAGAGCACCCGGGACAATAGGGTTTAATGTTTGGGTATTAAACTAATTCCGCCTCGATGTTTCCGGAGGCGGGGACTGGCCCGAACCAACATTCGCCGTTGTTGCTGGCTTCGATATAGAACCGCTCACCTACATAGTTTGCTAACTCTTCGCCCAGTTCGCTGGATACTTGGGCGAACGAAACTCGAACCTTCAAATCGTCACCCACAGTATACCAGCCTGAACAGATAGATATGAGTTCGAATGTAAGTTCTATACCTTCGCCAGCTTCAACTCCGCAGGCGTGCACGTCGATGATGACCATTCGCTCGTCCGGAACCGCCGGTTCGTCATCGGCTACTGTCCCCCCCCGATGATTTTACATACATTCCGGGGAATGTCAGAGCGTAGTTCATGGAGGGATTCAGGTTGTTGACCTGCGCCATCAAGTTGCATCCGGTAATATCGCCAGTAGAGCCGGCTTCCCTTATCCATGATGTTATGATGAGCCTGACGCGGCCGATATTGGTCCCCGCAGCTATCGACTGAATCATGTACTCGAAAACCGGTTGCCCGGCTGCTGTCGGCTTGAATATGGCAATGGGTACTCTCACTACATTGGACAATGTATTTCCGGAAACACTGACAATGTCGGCCTCGATCATAAACCGGGCTTTGGATGTGAACATTTGGGCCGCGGGTATCGCCTTGTCGAAATTTATCGTCACCCCGGTTCCTGATGCAAGTTGCAGGACCGCGCCGGTGTCGGAGTATACGAGTTCATACCCGGGAATGGGGCCGTCGAACGGCAGACTGCTGTTGGATGAACCGCCCATCTTTACCCAATCAGAAATCCCCTCGGTATCAATATGAGCCTGATACCATTCGTTCCTGGCTACCATGTCGGACTCGGCAGCACAGACATTGATCATCATTTCAGGCTGGGTGCCTCCGTAAATATATTGTACGGTTCCTACATACTCGTAGCCTCCCGGAGGCGCTGATTCTGCCCCGGCTTTTATAACTATAGGAATGATTGTCCCTTGATCACGAGGGATCGGATAATAATCCATATCGTTTACCGGAGTACCTTCAGGGATAACGATAATGTCGTCTCCCGTCCCTCCACCAAGTTCGGTCCAGTTTGCATCGGAACCGTCTCCGTAGAATGTTACATTGAAAGTCTTTACTCTACCGGAGTTGAGCTTTATGGTGACCGTGGCCATTCCGACATCGTCCCGGTAGTATCTGGCGAACCCGAATCCTTCCCCCTTGTATTCTGCGGGCACTTCGGGAGAGTTCTCATCTACCACGAACGCCTGAATGTCGGTATCATTGGAGGATATTAAAGCCCAAAATGATGTGCCGAGGTACTTGACATCCCTCAGTCGGCCTCCTGAGTTGCCGCCAAGTTCGGTCCAGGAAACAGTCTGCGCCGTGCTGTGTAAAAATCCGGAGTAAACTTTGGCTGCTCCCGAACCATTCATTTGGACGAGGAAATTATAGGCTTTAGCGCTTCCTGCCTTAGCAACCTGAACATACCCATAGGCAGGGCCTGCGGAAGACAATCCGGCAGGACCGTTGGATGCGGAAACAGGCGCAATAATAGGTATAATAACCCCGTCGGCAGCCGATGTAACAACCGACGGCAAATTCTTGAAATCTGAAATCGTAACCGGGGCAGTAACTTGCAGGTCGGCAACAGACGGGGACCATGACAGAGAAGGCTTGTTCCCCAGTTCAACCTTGATCAAGCAATCTTCTTTTGCATCGTCGGGGGTTAGGACTGCATTGTCATTACGTACAATCATGTATTTCACATAAGCAGCACCTTCCGGAATTTCGGCTACTGTGGGAAACGATGTTATCCAATCCCAGCTTACCGGCTTGTTAATATAAGAATACTCCTCGTCGTAAAATAACCATAAAAACTTATAAATGTCATTAAAGGAGTTTACCGATATGTATTCGCCGGATATAGGTTGAAAACTCTTTGATCTCAGTCTCGTGTTGATTGCTGCCGGGGCTCCGGTTCCGTTATTAATGCCCCCTTGTTCAAGTTCAGAGAAAGAGAATATATTCACGCCACCGATCTGAATGTTATCTATTTTGTCGTCGATATACTTCTTTTGATCTGCGACGGACGGGGACCACGTCGAGGGCAATGTATTGCCCACGCCGACGAATTCATGTCGCATATAAAGTTTTCCGGATGCTTCGCCGCCACTCAATGATCTGAACACCGGATACAATCGCGCATACTCAATCTCTTTATCTTGAATCTGCGAACTGAAAGTATATGCTTTCTCAAAGGTCCCCCGCTCCGGGATATCACCTGCCGAGTATCGTGCAATCCATTGATCCGTGTTGTCCGTGAAATGTACTTTGATTTCAAATCCCAGTGACGAAGCCTGCGCGTTCTCTCCCTTCAGTTCTACTCGATAAGTGATCTGTTTCCCTCGTATTAACGTGTGGTCGATATAGATCACACTATCGACTGCATCGAAACCCGAAGCATTCAATTTTGCCGCAACCCAATTGGCATGGGACCCATTGAGAATATTGGTTCCTAACTGAATGTCTGCTACAGACATACTATATTCAGTATGCTCACCCAGCCAAGCGGCCTGTTCCGTATCAGACATACGAATGAATGCAGGCAATGTTATCTCACCGGCGCAGACCAATATTTTATTGACCCAACTATTATAACACACAACTCGTAACCCTCTCGATCCGTCAGGGCTGCCAAAAGCAACTCCCGACATAGTACTATTGGTACCATAACATCTGAACAAATAGGCGTCTCCATTGTCCACAAGAACTTGCAACTTTTGCAAAGCCGCGAGCAAAGTGTCTGTGTTCGTAATAGGGCTGTACGCATTTTCGAGCATCTTGGCCCAATCCGTCATCTTTATGTCTGCGGGATAGGCTTTGTTAGCGTATTCCAGGTCGTTCCAATGATTTACACCGTCGCCGAACTTGAACTTGCGAGTGTCGCTTTCGACGCCGGTCTCGCCGCGCAGCAATACGGGGTTTGCGATGCTCCATTGTGCCGCGGTCTTATATTGAGGCATGAATTTACCTTCGATGATTTTTGTTGCCATAGTAAAAGGGTTATTCGTCCGTGTTTCCGTCTACGACGGCGGAAGCTGCCTCTTCCGAGGTGTTGCCGTCCAAAATGTACGTGTCTATCTCCGAATCGGACCCAGTCTCTTCCTGGGCTGTGAGGATCACTTCGTCACCGTCATTGATGCCCCAGCCGACACAGCGGTATGCGGCCGAAGCCTCGTCCCAGCGGTAGGTCCGTTCATTTGCTGTGTCGATGTAGAGCATTCCGGCAATTCCGGCCTCCGGAAACAGTTCCCGGGGGCCGAAATGGATCTGTTTCGCCCGATATCCCGTATCTTGGTTTCCTATCCACCAGTTTCCGTTCTCTCCGATGTGGGGCGTGATGCCGTCTTTGCCGCGGTATACCGTGCCGATGAATGCTTCGATCTCTGCCGACGCTTTCACGTCGTCGCTGGGTCCGTTCCAGAGCCAAATTCCGGGACAGGAGGGGATGCAGATATTCCTCGCGGCGTTGTTCCAAAACGCACCGGGTGAGCTGATCCATAGCTTTTGGCAGAGCCACCCGCTGCCGAGGAAACATTTAGATAGGGGGACATATACGCAGAGCCGGTTGTCGTCGAGTTTTTCGCAATGATCGTATATGCCGTTTCTGCGGGACACCTTGAACCGGACGCCGTTGTCGGCGAAGAATTCGATTTCGAAATCTATGCTGTCCTCGGGAACGGGAGCCGGGACCGGATTCCCGTTGTCATCGGATTCCTGAAACTGTTCGATGAATGAAAAATCGGTTTGGTTGTTGAGTCGTATTTTTGCGGCTTTCGTTTCCATGTGCAGGTCGTTTGAGGCAAAATTAGGAGGTCGGCGTCCGCTTTGAAAGGACAAATCTTATCGTCTTTCGGGGAAAAATTCTCCAGGTATGATCTGCGGTTCGGGAAGTTCTGCCCGCTCGTAAAAACGCTGCTCGTTGCGTTCTGCGAGGTGGTATTTGAAGGTATACGCATTCAGTTCGCGTGCCGCGTGTTCGACTTTGTATTCATCTACAATGATCCGATGCCATTCGCCGTCGCGGTAAACCCATCGGTCGCGGCTTTTGATGAAATCCTGGTATTGTGCGGCCATACGCTCTGAATCGATATAGCCGGTGGAAGTCTCCCAGTAGGAGGTATAGTTGTTGGTCAGTTCCTTTTCGACCTCGGAGTTGGTGAAGGTCTCGACATCTCCCTCTGGTTTGAGAATGGTCTTTCCTTGCATCATCAGCGTGTCGAAGCCTCCCATGCCATTCACGAACCCGAAGCATTGATCGTCCATACGGTCCTTACGCAGGAGATAGCGTTGCCCGATCGGGTGGTTGGGCTTGTCGATTAAAGTCGTGACCCCTCCCGATATTTGGGCCTTTTGGCTGGTTCCGAAGACATCGTAGGCGATGGGAATGAGGCTCTTTTCTTCGCAGAATTCTTGCCAGCAGGCGCCGAAGCTCGTGTCGATCTGATTATATGTGTAGGAACCGGGGGTCTCCGAAATCTGTTTGGTGAATGTACGGCCGTCGGCGGTATAAAGCGTGGTGTGAAGTTCCATTGTCTGGTAGGGGTACGGCCGGACAAATGCCAGCCATTGCGGCTGCCGAGGCGTCGTTTCGATGATCTGCGGCTGGTGCGTCAGGAAGTTCCGGGCAAAGAAGTCGATGATTTCAGATGCCGTATCGAAAGGTTTCGATAGTCCTCCCGGCATTAAGTAGCTGCCCAATTTCATGCTTTCGCCACCTTTGTTAGCACTCCACGCAACCTGTGGGAGATTTTTGGTGGTTGTGTATGGACCGGCCAGCGAAGGGATAAGTCGAACCAGTTGGCGGACGTGGATGGTGACCTCCCCGTTCGCATCCGGATGTAGTTCGACATTATCGACTATCACGTTGTCGTCTATGAAATACGATATGCGCATCGGACTCTCGACTTCGGAGAAAACGATATTGCTGGCATTCTCCGTAAAGGAGACCGCATAGTGACCGCGAATTGTGAATCCCATGTTTTTTTCGTCAAATGTATGGTTTCAGAAATCGGGATGAAAGGACAATTACACCTCTACGAACTCGGCATTGGCGAATGCTACCGTCGCCTTGTCGGAGAGCGTGATTTCCATGGTCTTGATGAGAAAGAGCCGGTTGTAGAGCATGATCTTGCGCCAGAGTTTGAGCTGCGCGATGTCGGCGGGAGAAAGTACCACATCGGCCTTTACGGAGTCTTTCTTCTTCACCTGCCATTGCGCAAATGTCTCGTGGAATTTGGCATAGAGCCCGTTGGTGCCTCCGATGGCGATGGAATAACGTGTGTTCGACATCTCGGTGCCTCCGTCGATGTAGGGCTCGGGGCGTGTGAAATAGTTTCCCTGATCGAAGAAGTTGTTTTCGATCAGTAACCCGATGTATACGTCCGAAGGGCGGTTTCCGCCGACGGAGGGGATATCGACGACGGGTGCCATGGCGCGGAGCGTCACCTGTGCGTTCGTAGATCCGGTATAGATGAGCGTTGCGACATTTGCCGGGATGCAAGGGGTACAGATGAAGCCGATGTTGTTTTCGTAGTTTTGGCCGTCGCCGCCTCCTTCAGACAAATCGACCTTGTTGACGTTGGCCTGGAATACGATGTCGATGAGCGGTATCGAGGTTTCTGTCTTGTTGAAAATAGGCTTTCCCATCACGCCCGGAGGGCGGCTCCAGTACAAGTAAGCTTTCACAGCTTTTCCCGAATAGATGTTCCCGGAGAATGTCACACGAACATCGACATAGTCGTCCGAAGTTCGGAAGTTGGCGATCAGCTCCTCGTAGTTGGATGCAGAATAGATGCTCTGTGCGAGTTCTTCGCCGAAATCTTCCTCTTTGGCAGGATCGTAGTTCTGCTCGCCGTTGGCGTATTCCAGGGAGTAGCTTCCGGCCTCTCCGGCGACAATGGCATAGATGTCCGATACCTTCTGCGTCCAGTCGATAAACGTCTTGTCTTGAAGTATCGAACTGTTGGTGCGTACATCGTAGTATCCTTTCTCGGGGAATATCGTCGCGCAGAACATTTTGAGGATGTTGGCGATGAACTCCGCCTTTGTCATCTCGGGCAGGGCCTCCGCGGCATTGAATCCGTCTCCGATATATGGATTGCCCCAGCTGGGTTTTGTATAGGGGATACCGTATCGGTCATTTTGCCACGCTTCGGGCTTGTAGGTTCCGAGTATGGCCATACGATCGAGATAGTCTTGGATTTGAGATGGGAAGATCAGCCTGGGGTGGATCTTCTCCAGCAGATAGGCTGCCTTGATTGCCGGAATGATATAGGGCGTATCGGTGTAGAGGTAGTTGGCGTATTTGTCGATCGAAGAGCATTCCGCCTCTCCTGCGGCCGTGGGGTATTCGATCTTTGCGCTGTTGGCCTTGCGGACGATCATCGGGAGTCCGATATCGGGATAATCTCCTTTGCGGGCGTTCTGCACGAATGTTGACATTGCCATGCCTCCATAGTCCCGGCACGCTATTTCGTGGATATTCCCGGAGAATGCCTCTGTCGCATCGGCACCTACGAATGTGTATTTGAGCGTTTGGTCGGAGAACTCGTCGAACTGGAGTTCCCCGGAGAATAGTTCGAAGCCCTCGAAGATGATGGCGGCGGGAATTTTTTGCACGGCGGGCGGAATCATCATGACATCGACGAACCGGAATTCCACCTTGTTTGTCGGGGAGAGCGGGAACTCGATGCCCGTTGAGACGGCCACAGGCATGCGGTCGTCTGCGAAGAGGGGATTTTCGAGGGTGAGCGTTATCTCCTGCCCGGGTGTGATGTCGAGCGTGCGTCCGGATTCGAGACTTTTGATCAGTAACATGTCTATTTGAGTTTTCCGCGATTCATCATACGTTCGTATTCGCGCTGCTTCTCGATCAGCCCGGCCTTGCCCATCAGGGACACATCGGCGCGGATGGGTTCGTCGAGGCGTTCGGTGAGCCTGACTACCGCCGTGTAGAGCAGCCTGACGAGTGCCGGATCAGAACCTTCGGATGCGGTGGAAACCGTCGGACTTGCATTGATCGTGTCGATTGCTTGTCCCGGGGAAATGGCTCCGCCTGCGGCATATCCGGTTGTTCGCATCATAGCGGGTAGCGTCTGCGTGAAATCGAAATCCCGGAGGCGTCCTCGCCGGCGCACCGCTTCGAACGTGTTGATGATCGGCGCGGCCGTGGGATTCTTCATGGCCTCGTTGGGAATGACGTACTCCATGCCGTTTTCGCCAACGAGCACCGTGGGACGGTCGATGTAGCCTCGGGCATCGGGGTCGAGGTGGGCATTGAACCTCTTGCCGTCCTGCGCCCGCTCTACGGGGAAGCCGCCTTCCTCGGCGCCGGTGATTGGCGTTGCGGCGATCATGGCGATTTGTGCAGCACCCATGGCTCCGGCGATTGCCGCTAAAACAAGGTTGGGAAGAGCTTCGGCCACGGCCCGTGCCGTCGCAATCGTAGCTTGAGCGAGATTTTGGGCCTTCTGGCGTTTGGCCTGCTTGATTTCCAGTTCCTCCTGTTTCTTGTCGTACTCCTCGTCCATGCGTTCGGTCTCGGCATCGTATTGTTCCTGAGTCATCAGCCCGGCATCGAGCCTGTTCTCCATGGATTTCTTACGTTCGTCTTGGTTCTTTTTGAACTTTTTGAGCGAGGCATTCTCCTTTGCCGTCATCATTTTGTCGTAGCTTGAATATAGGGCCATCGCCATGTCGGCAGCCTCTGCGGCGGCCGTCAGGGCTATTTTCAGTTCGTCGGCCCCGGCCTTGCCGCTGGATATGTTTTCGAAGAACTGGCCCCAGTCATCCTGAGAGAACCCCAGGATGTCGCCCTGCTTGGTCGTGAACGAGTATCCCAGCTCCTTTACGGCGTTCTTCGCCGCGGCGAGTTTGGCCGTGATGGTGTCGATCATTTCTTGGAGCTGCCGTTTTTCTTCGTCGCTTAGTAGTTCAGAATCGAGGTCTATCGATTTGAGAAGTCCTTCGGCCGTAGGAATGTCGATCTGTCCTTCGGAGAAAAGCGTCTGGACCTTTGTCAACATTTCGGTATAGTATTCGGTGTCGAAAGCTTTCAGTTCTTCGATCTGCTGTTTCTTGATCTTTTTACGCTGTGCGGCGGTGAGTGTCGCTAAGGATAGTTCCTCTTTCTGCTGGTTTACCATCAGGTTCCGCTCCTGCTTGTAGCGGTTCTCCTCGGTTTTTAGGGCATCAAGGGCCTGTTTGAGTTTTATCTCTGTGAGCTTGCGTGCATGGCTTCGGGCGAGTTGATCGAGCATGGCCGTGTTTCCGGCGTACTTTTTTTGCTGCTGGGCATAGAGAGCCTCCTCTTTTTCGACGGGATCGGTGATGCTGTCGATGCGTTGTTTCTCGATCTCTTCGAGGTCTTTTTGTTCCTGTTTCTTCTGTTGCAGGAGCAGGGTGGTGAGCTGCTCCTCGACTTTGAGGCGCTCCTTGCCTTTCAGTTCTCCGGAATTGAGACGCTTGTTCAGGGAGTCGATGTTGAGTTGCAGGAGTTGGTCGTTATAATCCTTTTCGGTGGCGATCTCCCCGTCGAGGAATTTCTTTCGGAGCGCAACGCGCTCGGCTATCTCTTTTTCGTCGAGGTTTTTGTAAGCGGCGGCCGCCGCGGCTTGCTGCGCCTGTTTTTCCTGACGGCGTCTCTCCTCTTCTTCGCGCTGTTTCTTTTCTTCTTCCGCGGCGGCTCTCTCAGCCTCGCGCCGCTCGTTCTGGGCCGAGATCATCTCCTCTAATTCCTGACCGTTCAGGCGTTTGAGCTGTGCGACGGCGCCCTCTTGAATCTGCTGGGCTTCGGCGATCTGTGCTTGGAGTCCTTCGATTTCATCAGGCCGCAGCTCCCGAAACATATCGGAGCCCCGGTAGTTTCTGGACCCAGAGTATACGACGCCGTTCTCGATTTGTTTTTGAGCCGCTTTGATAATCAGGTCCTGCTTGGCGATGTCCTTTTCGAGGTCCTTGATCGAATCGGCATAGACGTATTTCAGACGGGCACGTTCGGATTCGAGAAACCGGTTTATTTTTTCCGTGTTGACCTCTATGGCGTTGCCGTATTCATCGACAGCGCTGATTGCCCCGGGGTAGGCATCGGCGAGTTCTTTGGTGACGGTTTTGAGCCGCTCGTGTTCGTCGGCATTCAGTTCGGTTTTGCTGCGGAGCGTTTCGTACTCCGAAACCAGCGGAGGAATGGTGCTTTCCAACGTGGCCACCCTGTCGAGCTGCTGGTCGAACTGGTCTATGAGGGATTCGCTGGGCCCGATCAGTTTGGTGACGCCTTCGATCAGCCCGGTGATCCCGTCGATTACGGCCTTTATGAATCCCTTGCTGTTGTAGAAGGAGAGCATCAGTCCCTCCCATGCGCTCTGCAAGAGTTTTACAGACCCTTCGACAGAGTCCAGCCTCTCTTCCTGTATGCGTTTGAGTTCTCCATCGACATCTTGCAGGCTGTCGCGGAGTTCTCCCATCGCGCCGGCTCCCCGCAGGAACGTGTTGAACGCTGCCACGCTGCGCTTGTCGGTCAGGTCGAGTGTTTTGGCAAGGTCGATGCCTTTGGCGTCAAGTCGCTGGAGCCCGTCGATCAGGTCCGGCAGGGAGCGTATGGGCTGGCCGAGTTCCTTGGCGAGCTTCCCGTTTGCATCGGCGAGGTTGAGCAGGATGTTGCGGGTAGCCGTTGCGGCGCTCGATGCGTCGAAGCCGCTGTTCGCAAGGGTTCCGAGCAGGGCGATGGTATCCTTAACGTCGAACCGGAACGTTTTGGCCACCGGCCCGACGATCGACATGGCGGTTTGCAGATACTCGAACGAGAGGGCGGACTTGTTGCACCCTACGGCCATTGTCGCCAATACGTCATCCGTCTCGGATACATCCTTGTCGAAGGCCCGAAGCGTTGCGCCGGCCAGCGCCGCGGCTTCCGGAAGATCTGCTCCGACAGCCGTGGCGAACTGCAGCACGGGTTTTGTCATTTGCAGGATTTGCGGCTGGTTGAATCCCAGCTTGGCCAGTTCGGTTTGCAGGTTCGTGACCTGGGATGCGGTGTATTCGGTCGTTCGTCCGAGTTCCAACGCCGATTTGGTGAGCCCCGTCATTTGGGAGACATGGACACCGAGGATCGTCGAGAGGTTCACGTTCGCCTGCTCGAATTCCCGGATTTTGTTGATCCCGCCGGTGAATAGATTGAAGAACCCTCTGACGGCGGCAAGTCCGATCATTATTTTCCCTGCGAATGCGGTCCATCGGGATGACATTTTTCTCAGAACCGTTTGTGCTTCTTGGGTTTTTCCGGAGAGTTCGGATAGCCGTTTTTTTGCCTGCAAGAGTTCCAAATTGACTGTCTTCCATTCTTTCGAGTTGGGGTCGAGTCGATTGAACGTATAGGTGAGGTCCTTGATACGCCGCTTCAATTCACCGGCAGTCATGTCGGTGATTTTTAGTCCTTTGGTCAATTCGTTGACGCGCGTCTGATTTTTTTGTATCGTCGCCTCGTTTTCCTTGATTTGCCGGGTCAGTTCTTTGTACTCGGACGAATTTTCCTTACCCTCCTTTTTCAACTTTTTCAGAGAGGTTGCAAGTTCTTCGTTTTTAATTCGGAGGTCGTTCGTATTTCGCATGAGTTCTCCGATTTCCTTGCGTGCGGGATCGCCGTTGACGATGATATTAAGGCGCAAGTTTTCCTCTTTGAGTGTCTTTGCCATGTGTTATTTGTTTTCGAGTTCAGCACGAATGCGTGCGGCGACATCCGGAGTGAGGTCGTTGGCGAGGCGTGCGGCGATGGAGTTGAAATGTCCCCAGATGAACCGATTGTGGATTTTACGGTTGCGGCGCACGACTTTCGAGCCGTACTTCATGGCTTTGAGGTCGAGAAAACGTTGGTATGCGGTGTGGGAGACGGCCAGTTTGCCGGAATATCCGTCGGCGGCCGAAACTTCGGTCCGGCGGTGTTCCAGAATGCGTTTAGTGTGGAAGTGGAGCCGTGCAGCGAACGCAGCTCCTTGATTTTTCAGAAGGCGGGCGCCTTCGGATGTGAGAATTTCTTCTACGAATCGTTGCTCGACGAGTGATGCCATTTCATTCGTTTTGCAACAAAAATAGCCGCCCGAAGGCGACCATTAAAGGACAAAAATAGAGCTTAGAATCGGCATGGCATTATCTCACCATCCGTTTTTTTCACGCAGGGCTCCAATATAGCAGGCCCCAAGAAAAATCAATATTCCTATTGCGAGTAGTATCATATTACAATTGAACGTCGATATGTAATTTCCCTCCCAATCCGCGCTCTACAATATCGAACAGCGTTTTGAGAGTAATGTTCCCTCCGTCGTTTTCGACCTTTGAAATGAACGTGCGCTTTTTGTCGATTCGGTCGGCCAGTTGTGCCTGAGTCATCTCTTTCTGTTCCCGTGCCGTTCGGATTTTCAGCCCGATCCGCAATGCGTCGAGATCGCGTTCGATACGGTCGCGTTCCGGCGTGCCTATTTCGCCGTAATATTTTGTTTTGATCTGGTCTAAAGTTTTCGTTTTCATTTTTTTGTCTCCTTTCTTTTTTCGTCGTAGTATTCCGACATAATTTTTTCGGCTTTTTTGATCTCTCCTGGTGGAGTTTTCTGTGTCTTCTTCTGGAAGCCGCACAATAATACTACCATTTTGTTGCCATCGAAAAAGCAGAAAATCCGGAATATGTCGCTTCCGAGTTGTACCCGTATCTCGAATAGCCCATTAGTGCCTTCGATATATTTCAAATATGTAACGGGGACTCGCTCGATCTGCTCGATGATGTCGAGTACCTTGATGATTTTATCCCGTACCTTCTGCGATTGTTTTTCGAAAAACTCTTCGAAATAATCTTTGTAGGTAACGACTTCTCTTGCCTTTTTCATACTACAAAGGTAATTTATAAATTACATTCTTGCAAATAAATTGCCGAAAAAATTAGCCCTCGACGAGTTTTTATCGTCGGGGGCTTTGGCAGGTAGTGTGATTTACGCCCGATAAATCATTATATCGGTGTATCGTGCATTGTAGGTGATTGTGTTGTCTATTTCTTTTCGCGTGGCTTTCTTGAACGGAGAACCGAATCCGTGTGCATCCATCCAGTCGAAGAACTCGATGACGGAGGACTTGTTCGAGGTGAAATAAAAGAAAGGGTGCTCCATGATGGTGGAGAAAACGTCAAGATAGTCGGCCAAACGCCAATATCCGTTATAATGTCCGGCTTGGGTTGAAAGGTACGGCGGATCGACGAGAAATACTACACCCGGGGTATCTTTGTATTGGGAGAATAGTTCGCGGTAGTCGGCCTTGACGATTTCCAGTCCGTCAAGGTATCCGTCGCAGGCGTAGGGTGTCTGCTTGGTAGTATTGTAGAGCGTTTGCTTTTCAATCTCGCGGATGTTTGTTGCGTAATTCCCAGAGAACAGAATTGAGGAGGAGATCGTAATGTAGTCAACGAATCCGGTGTGTTCGTACCGTCTCAGCAGATCGATGATTGTCTGCCGTTTGGGCTCGGATACTTTTTTCTTACGTGGCAAGCCGTCGAGTATTGTGCGGATTTCAGCGATGATGGTGTTTGTCCGTTCGACATTCTCGATACGGTGATGGAAGTCGTCGTAGTCATTATAAACGACGTGAGCGTCCGGCCTCTGGCGTTTTACGACATGCGATAGCAGTCCGGAACCTCCGAACAGATCGACGAATGTCGTTGCGGTGGGGAACTCTTGCAGGGCTTCGCGGAACAGTTTGACAAAATTGCGTTTTTGTCCCATGAACGGGAGCGGGGAGGTGTTGTAAACTTTTACAGACATTGGTGGTGTGTTTTGGGCCTGCGAAAGTCCGACTTATTGCTGTGTATGCCAACTATTCGGGGGGGGGTATCACTGCACGTTCCGTGCAGTCCTTTTCGAGGTGAGCGATGATGTTGTAGACCTTCCGTTCGCTCACAGCATACCTTTCAGCGAGTACCGCGACGATATAGGTCATTTTTTCGCGGCGGGCCTTCATGGCCCGGTAGTCGTTATATAGTGGAAGGTGCTTGTGGTCGTCGGGACGGATGCCTATTCGTTCGAAACGGTCGAGTATTTCCCGGTTGAATGCGATGATCTCGTATATTTTCATTACTTTTGTATCTCTGACTTACATGCAACAAATTGAACGCTCGACATGGAGCCTTGAGGTTTTGTCCCCGGCTATCCGTGTCGAGCGGTGTGTTGTATGTAAGTCAGAAGATATGCAACGGTCGGGGACTTTTTAATTATCCCTTTTTATATAAGTGTCTTGCCATTATCTCTATTTGAGTGTTAATGTCGCGGCCCATCCGTCCCATCCGCCGAACCGTCCGGCTTCCGGCAGGATTACTGCTTCGACGAACTCCATTCCTCTCAGTAGGGGGCATGGCCCGGAGATGTTCGCTCCGCATATATCGTTGATAAATTTGGTGAGCAAGGCTTGCAAGACATTGAGAGTTTCCAGATAGAGCCAGTCGGTTTGTTCCTGCGTGCGTGTTTGCTCCTTACCTTTTTCGAGAACGAAGATGATGAGCGTGTGCGGCCCTTTGATGTTATCGCAGTCTCCGGTGAGCGTTGCCTCCGGGAGTGAGATCACGATTTGACGAGGTTCGCGTTTGGGAGAGTTGAGCACGAGCGTTCCTTGGTCCTCGTTTGCCACGAGGAAAGGCGCCGGAACATCGGTCATGCCTTCGTGGATGTTTCGGCAGTACTTAATCAGTCTTGTGATTTTTTCGAGCATTGTCGGCGTTGTATTTGTCATTGAGTAATAGGAGAAGCACGTCGATTATGTTTGTCGCGGATGTCTCCTTCATGTCGCCGAAGGTTCGGCGCTCGGCCATGTTGAACAATGTCCCGAGCCATCCGAGTGATTTCCCGGGGGGCTCGTTGTCGTTAAACAGCGGCGCAAATGATACCTCGCGGCCGTTGATCGTGAAGGTGCCGCGCTGGAGGTTATCGACGCATGCAGCGTACCAGAGCAGGAACAGATGTTTTTTCCAGGATGGCACAAACCGGAAGATGCGGGCGGTGCGTTCCGTGCGGTCGATGTCGAGCGGTTCGACTCGCCGGCCGGCCGGTTGCTGTGGTCCGGGGCGGCGGTAGAGCGTGGCGAGCAGGTTGTCTATGTGCCGGGAGTCCTTAGTTGCTGTATAGAGCGTCAGTTCGGCGTCGGCCGCGATCAGCTCTTCGAATGAAATATCCATGAGGGCGTCAGCCGGGCCGACCAACCGGCGCCATCCTATGCGCAGGGTTGGCAAGTGGTTCTCCAAACAGTCGAATGCGGGGAGGAGTTCGTCGTTATTCGTTGAAAAGAGGAACCCGAGGAGTTCTTCGGCCAGGAGTACTACTTTCTCCGCTCGACGATGTGCTGCGGCCGGATGCAGGCGTTCCCAGACGATGCTGCGCACGGTACGCTTTATTCCGGCGAGTTTGTAAAGCACACGTATCCGGAACTCCGTGAGAGATATGCGACCGCATTGGAGTGCGTGAAATTGCCGCATGACGTGGAAGAGTTGCGGTCGGGTCATCTCGGCGTAGGAGGACGGAATGTTGACCGCAATTCCAGCTTCGGGTATTTCAATGCGGTTCATCAGGTTAAGCAGTATTTTTTCGACGGATCGTTATCCGGCAAGAGTGCGACATGCCGTGCCGGATTTCGGCGGTTGGTCACGGCTTTTTGAAGTTCTGTTTTCGCGTCGGTGGCTTCTTGCTCCAATGTGCAGAGCAGTTTTCGTGTTGCGGCATCGTCGATATTGCCGCCTCGGCCGCCTTGGAAAGAGTCGGAGAATCGGCGCACGATCATCGTCGGCAGAATCTTGACCGACATGCGTTTCACCGCGGTAATGACGGCATAGAGGGGGATGCAGAGTTTCGCGGTTGCAAATTGCTCGGCCAAATCCTCGCCGATGTCGCCGGCCTTCATGCGTTCGAATGCTTCTTCGCCAACGATAGGCCGGATAATGCGGTCTTGCGCCTCCAGCATGAACGGCACGAGGATATAGAACATGCGGGGTGAATCTTCGAGCGGGAATACAGCCTGGAAGGTGTCGAGGTCTTTGATAAAGCACTCGGCGAGTTTTTGCCGGAGCGGGGAGGTCTTCCATTCTTCGATCTGTTCCTCCTCCAAAAAGGTGTAGAGTTCATCGAGCGAACGGTAGTATTTGTCGAGTAAAGCCTGGTCGTCGCGGTCGTACTGCCATTGCCAAGGCATTTTTTCGCTTTCTTCGTGGATTTTGACTTTGCGGCCGCCGTCCTCGTGCGAAAGGATGTTCTGTTGGTAGAAGCGCACCATGGCGAGTTGTGCGATAGCTGTTTGTATCGCAGTTACGAGCTGCGAGTCGATCCCGCCGTCTTGTGCAGTGAACTCCGGTGTCCGGTAGTATTTCTCAGCCCGGTCGAAAATTCCGGGTCCGATGAGTTTTCGGATGGTCCGGCTTGCGGAATTTATTTCCGATTCGATGACTGCGAAGTCGTTGCTCTGGAAATAGGTGCCGACGAGAGTCTGGATTTCCTTGGCGCCGTCATTGTCTTTATTGAAAATCATGGTTCTAATTGTTTCGGATTCGATCTTCTGGGGCTGTTTCCTCCTGCGTCATGAGGCTCTGGTGGTAAAATCCGAGCTGGAGATCTGTTTCGGGAAAGTTGAAACGGATCGCCTGGTTAATGGGGTCAAGGATGACCATTTCGGGGATCGCCACGTCGGAGAGTTTGTAAATTTGATGCGCATAGAGCATCTCCGATCCGGAGGCGAGTTTCCCGTTGACCATGATGTTCGTGAGCGATGGGTGGAGTTGCATGCCCGAGGTGATCGCGGAATTCGCCGCTTCGCCGATTTTAAGCTGCGATTCGACGAAATCCTTGATCTTTTGGTCTACGGCTTCTATTTTCCATGTGCAGAGGTTCCCGTCGGGATCGTAAAAGTCGATGGATTCGAAAAATTTGCCCGCATTCTTCTTGCCGGAGAGCACTTCGGTAATTGTACCCATGATTTTGTCTTTCAACACGGCGACCATTGCGTCGAGTTCCGTTTCCTGGGCATCCGGGTGTTTTTCACGCAATACGTCTTTTTTGCGCTCCCAGTAGAGAGCCGGCGAGTGGATGTGGTATGCGAGGTTGAGTCCGTTGTCGGTAACGTATCGGAATATCGTGGGGATGTCGGAACCGCGCAATATCCATCGGATCGCCCCCATGAAGGCCGGTGTCGAATAGAAGTTGCGACCGAACGAATAGGAATAGTTGTACGATGCCGACACGGGATATTTTCCCGGGTCGAACGGATCGTACACGGGGAAAGTCCTCACGCCTGATGTGAGGCAATCGTTTTCGAAGTCTCCGACGAAAATGTGCTTTACATCTTCCAGTTGCCGGCTCTCGGCCCATTCGAGGCGGGCGTTCGTTGCCTTGACGAATTGAAGGCGTGCGATGCGGGGTTTGCGGCCGAGACGGTCGCCGAGGCGCTGACCGCGTTCGAGGATGTGCAAGGCGAAGAATCCTTGCAGGTGGAGGTAATCGACCAGCGCTTTTTCGATGAACCGTTTGGCGTCCCAGGAGCGGAGCCATGCGGAAATGTTCGGATCGTCATCGTATTCGCGGATAATGCGGCCGTCTTTCACTCGGTGCCGGTAGAGAAATGCTCCCTGCCCGTAGAGCAGACCTTTCTGCCGTTGGAGAATCCCGGGCGCGAGGTTATTGTCCTGCACCAGATCGCGCACCATGACGGGCATGTCGTTCCCGGGGCCGAAGGCCACGATACGCTTGCCCATGACATTCTGGTAGGAGTACTCCCAGTTCGGATTGCGTGCGGCGTTGAATATCGTCATGTCGCCGCCATAGCTTCGTCCGGTGGAAATTGAATAGGCCATTTGTCCGGCTTCCACGACAAATGACGAAGGGGAAATTTTATGTATTTTCGTTTTCATGCGTAGACTTTCTCTCCGTTGAACGACATCAGAAGGGGCTGGTAGAAATGACGTGCCCGGCCGGTGTCGATGTCGATGTATTCTTCGATGATTTCGGCATGGCGGTGGTGCGTGTCCTGTGCCCTGGCTCGGAGGCGGGCGTGGCGTACCTCGACGATTCCCTCGCTCCGGCCGGCGGAACTATTGTAGGACATGAACGAGAAACTGAAGGTTTCGTTCTTGCGCGAGAGTTCCCGCATGCGTCGTATGGCATCGAATAGTTCCATACGGCAAAAATAGCGGTGCGGTGGTGTGGGATAAAGGACAAAAAATGTGAATCCGCTATTGTTTCGGGTATATTTTTTCGTAATTTTGTCCCTGTACATAGGGTTGAATCCGCAGGCGAGAGCCGACGAATTTGATCCACTTTCGGGAGGGAAGGCGTTATTCCCTCCCTTTTTTTGCCCGTTTTGCGGGTTGAAAAATCCGTTTTCAGCTTCAAAAATCCCGATTTTGCGACCTTTTTCGAGTGATATTTTATATTTGTGCTTATAAATCAATTTGTTCTGCGGTTTCGACGAAAAAAACGCTTCACGATGTGAAACCGAAGCCCGCCCCGCCCTCTTCTTCGTTTGCAATCGCACGGGTTCGAAAAGGTGATATATGACACGTCCCTCTCCGAAAGAAAATGCCCCACCGGGAGGTGGGGCGCGTACATAGAGTTGAATATTTCGGAGCCGATGGTTAGGATGGCCGTGTTTTATTGGAACTCAAACATCGCATCTGAATTGTCATTTTCATAACCCGTTTTTCTCGTTCATGTTCGCGTTGATGTCGGCGACGATCATTTCGGATAGATTCGACCAGAAGTTCGGAAGCACTCCGTCGAGTTCACGGAACGCAGTCCAAACCAATTCCCCTTTCTGAGATCCAGACTTCGGTGCGTCGTCGCTGATGTAATCGTCGAGGCATTCAGCAGCTTCGCGCACGCATTGGTAAGCTCGTATGAGTTTGGGGTTGGCTGCCAGTTTGGCAGCCGTTTCCCCGGATGTCGGCCTATTCATTGCTTTCGGCTTTTGTGATTCGACGGATGTAGTAGCTACCGATTAGCTGTTGATAGTCTTGGAGCATGCCATGGAGCAGTTCATCCACGCGCATGTGTGTTTCCAGATTGTTCGGCTCTTGGCGTTCGTCGTGGCGATGGCGGAGCCATTTGGCCGCTTCGGCGATTTCGGCTTTGGCTCGGTGGAGTTGGTGATACTGTCTTACCATTGCCCGGATTCCGGAGTTCGTGTTGCGCAGGAACTCCCGGTTCCTGCGGGTCTGCTGCGCTTGGCGCAGCGAATTGAGGTTGTTTTTCATGCTTCGATGGTTTAGACATTAAACTGTTAAACAAAAAGTGGTTTCGTCTTTCCCGCTGTCTAACACCATCGAAGGCTTGCCGGGGCATTAACCGTCCGGCACGGGGGTACGAAACCACAAATTATACACGCACAAAAAAATGCCCGTATATCAGACGGACATCATCCGCCTTCGATGAAAATGTTAGACATCACAAATATAGTGAACTTTTGTGAAGATGCAAAAAAGTGCATCGAAAATAGAATGCCTATCGTACGGAGACGTCGCCGGCCGTGCCGCCGGGGAGCCCGCGGCCGATATCTCGTTTGACGATGACGACCCACTCCTTGCGCATCACCATATATTTGAAAGCATCCGAGAAGTTGGTGGATGTGACGAGACGCTTGTGGTCGGAGGATTTCTCGGCGCTTTTATCCTTGCCGATGCGGCCTTTCGAGTCTACGGTCGTCTTAGCCAGTTCGAGCGACGCTTTGAGATTGCGGCAATGTATAGCGTCGATCTGCAACTGGGGCAGGCGCGGGTTGTGTCCGGTCATCAGCTCTTGCATGAAGATATACTCGTCGGACATGGGAATATTCGCCTGGCCGAGTGACATGAGTTGTACGCGCCAGCCGGTAGGCGATCCCGTGGCGTTTCGTTCTATGGCTTCTTTGATTTGAACGGCCATAGATTGATTGCTTCCTTTGTAGTTGTTGCCGCTTCGGTCGTAGTAGAATTTAACGACCTTGTGTTTGTGAGGCGCGAAGAAATGCAGAAACTTGTCGGCCAGTTCGCGCACCCACTCAGGCGGGAGGCTGTGGAACTCTTTGAGGACGCGCAACACGCGCCCGTCGTCCTGCGCTATGAGCATGGAGAGCATGTTGCCGAAGTCCATCGACATGTCGATTGCCCGGTTGGGATTGAGGTGGCGAAGCAGACGGCAGTCCTCGGCGTCGTGGAACCCGAGCGTATCCTCCACGGCTGCGAGGTTCCCGTCCGTGTAGAAATGCCGTTCGCCGAGGTTGGGATAGAATTGCTGCCCCTTTTCGATGCGGGGCGGCATTGACAAGATGGCGGCGTTGACGTCGGAGAGCTGCGAGGCGAGCGCGTCGGCGAACCATTGCGGGGATAGAATGTCGACGTTGACGTAACTCGAAACGATTAGGAACATGCTCTGAGCCTTTTCGTGGTGGCGGAGATTGTACCAGCGTTCCATCCAGCGGTTCGCGGTTTTGTATTTGTTCAGATATTCTTGGCGGTCGGCATCGGACTGCGTGTGGTAGAACTTTTCTTTGGCGGCGATATACTCTTGCACGGCGTCGTTCGCTATGGCGGCTGTTTTCCATACGAGAAGCAAGGTCTCGGGGTCCATCTCCTCGGCCCCTTTGAAAATCCAGTCGTATTCGCCGGTATTGCCGGTGTTGGGCATGTCGGTCGTGAAAGTTTCACCCAGATAGAAAGGGGAGTGTCCGAATTGCAGGCGGTAGCCGCGTCGGGCTTTGAGGAGGTTGCCGATCTTGGCCTCGGCAAAATATTTCACCTCGTCGCCGAATACATGGACATAGGAGCGTCCGGCAAGGGACGCCGGGCGGTCGAGCGAGCCGAAGGTGATGTTCAGCCCGGTGAAGAATACGATTGTCCGCTTGTAGGAGATGATTTTGTTATAGGGCTTCCAGAAATAAGGTTTGAGCCATTCCGGGAGGTCGGCGCACTCCTTTTCCGTGAAAGTTGGCGGTTGTTTCTCTACGGCGTAGTGGACGCCATCGCGGAACCCTTTGCGTTCGAGGGCCTCGAATACCATCGGCAGGACGTTCGCCGTGAGGTTGGCGAAGGTATCGGCCACCCATGCCACCGGGGCCCCCGGCATGTCGTAGACCATTTCTATCAGCCGTTCGACTTGTATTTCGGTCGTCTTGGCCGAACCTCGTCCGGCGACGAGCCGAAGTTTACGGGGCATGACCATCGCGCAGAATTGGGCGAGCCAGTTCATAAACTGGAGATCGACATAGGCTTTCTTCTCAGGCCCTTTAATTTTCGCTCTGTTTCCCATAGTTCAGAATTTCGATGATGTCCACGTCCTCTATGAGCGACTCCCTGCGGAGACGGCTCTTGGTTGCTTCCGGAATGTTGAGTCGCTGAATCTGGTCGTTGATCTCCTGGCGGTTCACGGGCGGGAGGCCGATCACATCGGTCGTCAGCGAAAACACGCGCAAGGGTCGCATGTACATTTGCGGCGGCAGTCGTTGGATTTCGGGCTCGTCGAGTTTGCGGATTTTCGCAGCCTTGGCAATGATCTCGCTGACGGCTTCGTAGTCTTTAGGAGTCGTTGCTACGTTCTTCGCAGCGTGAGCCAAATCTTCGAGCAGTTCGGCATATTTATTCCGGAGGGCCTCCTTGGTCGTGTTCCGATTGGAGTAAAACAGCGCGTCGGCCTGGTTATAATAGTCCCACGGCCCGGTCTAACTATATCCGAGTTGCTGGGTCAGAAACTTGATCGCAGCTCGTTTGCCCACCTGGCGATCTATGGAGTTGATGATCGAGAGCAGGTCGAGAAATAGCTTTTCGTTGTTCGAGAGATCATTCGTGCGGCCTTCTGCCATGTACTCGTAGACGCGGCGAAAGGCTTTCTCGTTGTCGAAAGTGCCGAATATGTCGAGTTTCGAGGTTTTGAACGACTTTTCGCGCCGGATTTTTTCGAGGTGGTTGATAGCCGGCAGGTCGCCGGCTTCAGCGTTGCTGAGCAGTTTCTTATTAATCGTTGCCAACGCTTGCAGGCGTCCGCGGGTTATGGCCAGCGTGACGATGCTCTCGGGATCGTTGTATTCGGCGGTGAATTGGGCGATGTCGAAGCTGAAATAGATGGCCATGTCACGCGGTTCCCACTCTAAGGCCCCGAATTGCTGGAGTTCTTCGATTTGCTCACGGGTTAAGGTGTCCCCGATTCTATTTCGCTCGTAGATTTGTTTGGGCATTGGTGTAGGCGTCTATGAGTTTATCCACTTCAGCCAGAAGTGTCTCCTTTTGGTGTCGGCGCTTTTCCCGCTCGGCTTGCAGGTAGGGTTTTGTCCCTTTTTTGATTTCGTCATTGATGCGCCAGATTGCCGACCGTAGGCGCCGTTGTTCGGCGAGCAGCTCCACGATGTTCAGTCCGTGGAGTTGTTGCCGTTGGCGCAGGTACTCGAAAATCCGATGTTTGCCGAGTATCGCACCATGTTCTCGATAGTAGTCGAGTTCCTGGAATATCGCGCGGTTTTCCTGAAAGTTCTCGATGGCCTCCCGGGCGGTGGTGTAACACTCGTTGAGTGTTGTGCAGTCGAACAGCCGTTCGTGTGCCTGGATATACCGTTCGTGTGCTGTGATTTTATCCGCAGCGAGGATTTTTAACTCGGGCGGACAATCCGGAGCCCGGAGGAAGGGAAAATCGTCGCGGAATCTTCGTCGCGCAGGGCGTGCCTCTTCGCTTGGGGGTGTTATGCCGGCCAGGGTGCACAATTTTTCAATCAGCAAGGGCCGGTATTTCGCGGGCTTTATTTTGACGAGTGACGCGAATCGGGTGTTGTTGCTGAATTGAGAAAAGAGCAGGAGGCCGGCTGTGACCTCGGCTCCTGCTCTCAACCATGCGCGGATTTCCGCCGTCAAGCTATCATTCATCCTTTACGAGTAGCGCGAGTCGGCTTTTGATGGCGGCGAAGCCTTCACCGTAGGCGCAGATGAAACGCTTTCGGATGAGTGCCTCGGCGACGGTTCCCATGCACTCAGGACACCGTACGGCATAGCTCACGGTGTTGCCGAAAGTCATGCCGATTTCCTCGGGCAGCTCTCCGGGGTGGGCGATACCGTTGTACACTTCGAGGAACTCCTCTTCGGTGTAGGTGTCGCCGAGTTTTTCGAGGGCTTGGAGCACGGCTGTTGCTTCGACGAGGAACGGAAGCCCCGTGCAGGGTGTTACCACCCATTTGTCGGAGTCCGGCTTCGGTTTCATGCGGCGGACGCGATAAGCCGTGAGGTCGGCGAGATTGACGCGGTGCGTCGGGAAGCAGTTCGCCGGGACGATGATGAACGGGTCGGGGATGTCGTCGTTGGCTATCACCCGGTCGATGACTTCGGAGAACGGACCTTCACCGATTTCGACGGGGATGATAATGGCTCCGACGGCTTTCTGCTCCCATACTTTTGTCAGCAGGGGCAGAGCCTCGGCCGAGCCGAGTACAACGATGGAAATCCCGAGCTGGGGAACGGGCCCGGAAGCGGGAATTGCTCCTGCTTCCGGGGTTTTACGTTCCTGGGAATGATCCTTTGCCATGGCGTCAGAGGGTTTCTCCGGGTTTGGCCGGTTCGTCCATCACTTCGGGCAGTTCTCCCGTGTAGGTAAGGATGCGGAACTCGTCACGGACATCCTGCTGGAGTGTGATGGTGTTCTTGGCACCTTCCTTTGTGTCCTGGGTTTCGGACTTCAGCGAGAGCGGATTGCAGGGCGAGCCGACGATCTTGGCGCCCTTGCCGTCGCAACCGCGGACGATGGCGCCGAGGTTGCGGTTGGTGTTGTACTCGGTGAAGTCCTCCATGTCCGTAGAGGTTCCGGGATGTGCGAACTTCACGCCCTTTTTGTAGCCGCGGGCATCCGCCTCGCCTTCGGCTTCCTGAAGGAGCTCGATGCTGTCGGGTGTCGCGTATACGGGCTGGAGTTTCGCACCCTCTTTCAGTTTGAATCCGTCATCGGCAATCGTGACGCCGACCTCCCGGACGGGATAGGTCTCGACGTCATCCATGTCGAAGATAAGGATGTGCGGATTTTTCGGGGACGGGTTCCCGGCTCCTCCGGCCGGGCGCCCGATTGCTTTCTTTGTGTAAGGCATAGCTGTTGGTGTTTACATGGTTTCGGGGTCGTTGCTTTCCTCCGGATTCTCCGGGCTGGGGTCGGATTCCTGATTGTCTTCGACCTTGGAGGTGATCCACTTGCCCGTGGCACCTTCGCGCGTCGAGGAGATCGCAGCCTTCGGGTCGTAGCCGTCCGGTACAATGGCGAACACGGCTTCGCCGAGCAGGAAGCCGACGCCCAGCCAGAACTCGCAGTAGAAGCGCACCTCGTAGTCGTGCTTCTGGATGTCGGTGATGAACTGTTCGGGGTTCTTGTGTCGCAGGCCGACGAAGTTCTCCTTCGGCGTTGAGAAGACGATGGGCGAGCCGTAGAGGCTGTCGAGCACCTGGAGGTAGCAGTTCGAGAAATCGACGCGATCCGCGCCGAAGTTCACCTTCTCCGTCCCGGAACCGGCGCCCCACTTGTTCTTGTAGGCCCGCTTGTACTTGAGGTAGACATCGCCCGACATGAAGACGGGCATCTGCTTCGATTTGTAGAGCGGTGCGAGCGACGCCACGAAGTCGTTGATGACGGTCAGCACCTCGTCGTCGGTCGCTTCAAGCAGGTTCTTGGTGGTGTTGAAGAACCGCATCTGTTTGTCGAGCGATTTTTTGGCTTCAACAAGAATCGTTTCGAAGCCGTCCATCGTATCCTCCGTTTTCTGGGAGTCTGCGACGTATTTTGCTTTCGAGATCATCACGTTCTCGATGTCCTCGGCAATCTGCGGAAGCATCACCTTATCGACGATGTAGCGCGTGATCGGCATCTGGTCGGGCGTCTTGCCCTCGTCGTAGAGGTGGAAAAGCCAGCTTTCGCCGACCTCGGCCGGAATAACCGGGAAGTTGACCTTGTGGCGAAAATTCTTGATCGTGAGCGGAGGGAATTTCGCACCTCCCCGCGGCGTCCATTTCGCCGTGAACTGCTGAACGACGTGGTCTACGGATTCACTCTCGACGGCCTTGTACTCCGTCGCAGCTCTTTTCCACGTGAGATACTTCGACGTAGAGAAGCCCTGGTAGAGCTGCTGGAGAATGTCGAGGTTGTTGCCCTGCGACAGATACGGGCCGAGTTCCTTGCGGAGATCTCCGACCTCGATCGTGGGGGTGTCGGCCATGACGCCCCGCTGGAGGAATGCGGCCGCGGCTTTGTTGTGGGCCAGGGCCATGTCGGCCTTGAATTGGCCTCGCTGGAAATTCCTGATCCCCTCGATTGCCGTCGTGGCTCCGGGGAGATCTTCGGGTTTGGCCGCCAGCGTGGCGATGTCGTTCTGGAGCTGCTTGATCTGAGACGTGAACCGGGCTTCGACCTGCTCGGTGGCGTGGTGGAGGGCCGCTTCGTAGAGGTCGTTGGCCTGCTCGTCCTCGGTCGAGAAGGTTTTCTCCTTGAGTAAGGATACGAAGTTCGGCCCGAAATGCTCGGTCAGTTTCTGCTCCTCCTCTGCGGTGAGTACCATCTTGCCCTGCGCGTCAGCCGTCGGTTCTTTTTTGAGAAAGCGAACGACCACTTTGCCCATCTGGGTGTTGGAAAGAAATTGTTTGAAATCCATATTTTGAAAAATTAGTGGTTGTATTGTGCCCGGATGGCGGCGTTTTCGATGCACTCGTCGAGGGTCATCATTCCGTTGATGAGTCCGAGGTCTTGAGCCTCGTCCGGGTGGAACATGGCTCCGGAGAATACACCGGGTGCGTCGGTTTTGATATTCGGCCGTCCGGCCTTCACGTCCTGATGAAATTGTGCGACGGTATGGGAGAGTCCTTTCTTGATGAGCGCATATTCGCCTTCGAGCGCTTGGCGGTAGCCGAGGTTTTTGTCTGTGCTTTCATCTGCGTAAACCGTGATGACGGTATAGCCTTCCTTTTTCAGTTTTTTCGTGTCGTCAACGATGTGATACAATGCACCGATGCTCCCGACCTCGGAAAGCGGATTGTCGCAGAAAATCGCGTCGCATTGCGAGGCCGTCCAATAAGCCAGAGACGCACAAAAGTCTACATGTGCGATGATCGGCTTGCCGAGTGCCTGCGTTTGGCCGATGGCCTCTTTGAGTATGGATACCGCATTCGCGGCGCCACCCCCGGAGTCGATGTCGAGGACGATGGCGCAGATCTCCGGATCATCTGCGGCTCGTTTGATTGCACGGGCATAGGTTACGGCTCCTATCGTGAAGCAGGAGTCGTATTTGGTGATTGTTCCGACAATCGGAATGACGGCTACCTTCGACGGCTTGGATTCGGAACCCGGACCTACTTGATCCGAAAGGTTGACTGCCGAGGCAGAAAATTCGAAGAAGGGGCGGGCCTCTCCGACTCGTTCGCCGTGAAGAAAAGAAAGCGCCACCGGGAGCAATGATTCGTAGTCGTGTACGAACCATTGCCCGCGGCGGACATCAGAAAGTAGCTGAAGCGGATTCTGGGTTGTTTCTATGCGGAACATTTGTGAATTTTTCACAAACTTACTCGCACCCAGGAGCGATAGAAAGGACTTTTTTAATGGGTCGCGGCGGGTTCTTGGTCTTGTATTCGAGAGTAAATTCGCATAGTTCACCCTCTTTAACGAGTGGGCGGCATGGCAAATCTTTCGTGCCGAGGATGTAGTAGCCGGTTGTGAGCCGAATTTTTATGATGCAGGGCTGGTGGAGAAGCTCGACGTTGCTGAGGAGTGTTGCCGTGACCTTGGTAGTCCAGTATGTGCCGTTGTCATCCTCTTTTGGCGTGATTTCGATGCTCCGGGGGCTGACTTTCGAAAGAGGCAGGTCCCGGAAAAAATTAGAAGGATCGTTCCATGCTTTGGCCCCGATGCGGGCGATAAATTTCTGTTTCATTTTTTTGACATTAAAATTGACAAAATCGCAAGTCAAATTAAATTATTTTATTATATGTGAATGCGGTTACTTTTTCGGAGGTTCGGGTGGCTGTATCTGGCTGAAATGATAACGCGCCTTTCGATGGATAAGGTCGGCTTTGCGACGGATGGCGGCGAGTGATGTTCGGTAGGCTCGTTTGCCCAGCGTCTCGGCATAGTCGGCCGACACGAGATGCCGGGAGACTACGAATGCTTCGATGATGTCGCGCTTTGGCATGCCGGCCTGGATGCCTTGCAGGTAGTAGGTGTCGAGGTCGATGTTGAATAGTGCGTCGAGAATCATGTTGAGCCGTTTGGTGTCGGCCTCCGTGAAAAAGACGTAGCGTGTCAATGCGGCGTAGGTAGTTTGGTGGCGCGGCAGAATGAGGGTTACGGTGAGTTCATCATCGGGCCTGCCGATGGGCGTGTCGCTGACCTTGTACAATCCGACGGCCATGCGGCCGAAATCGTTGGCGAGGGATAGACGGATTGGTCCGGGCGCCGGAGCATTGAACAAGTGGCGCAGGTAGTCGATTGTAAGTTGGTCGTTGGCTCTGAATCTTATTTCCATATTCGAAAGGTTTTGGTATCATGCGTGCGTATGTACATAGGGTCGAGTCGCACGAACTTGTTCTCTTTGATTTCGATAACTGTATAGCCATCTCCGTCCTGGAAATATCCGCGGTTAGCGAGGTGTTGGCAAATGTCAACGAATCGGATGACATCTTTGGCAATGTCGTCGATGCGGGTCCATTGGTAGGGAGGAACGCGCAATAACCTCGGCACGAGTTTCGTCGTATAGGTTTGGATTTCCTCCGGGGTTATTTCTTCGTATTCTATCATGGTGACATGTTTTTTCGACCTACATGACCTACACGACCTACGAAGTTGAAAATCAATATTTTGTAAAATGTGCTTTTGTAGGTTTGTAGGTCATAGTCTTAGAATGTAGGTTTGCGTGTTGGTCGTTGTAGGTCGGTTGTAGGTTCGTTGTGTTGCGTTATATTGTTGATTTTTAGTGGTGTTGGTCGATGTTGGCCGATTTTTCGTAAAAAGTCATATTCGCGCGTTATATTTCAGTTTATTTTCTGCGCTTTCGCTTCGTCTGGCGGTTCATGCGCCGTTGCAACCGGGTCGGCTGATGCTTGGCCCGGGACCTGCGCGGCTTCGGCCGGGGACGTGCCCGGAGTGGTGGATAGTAACACGGTATCCCTCGGAGTGCCTGTATCGCATCGTTTAATTCTTGTATGGTGCAAGATGCTGCCCTTATGGTGGTCGATAATGCTGATAAGTTGGCTAATACGTTTTTGAGGTTTTGAGAGAGCGGATAGCAACTGGAGGTCGCTGCAACAATGCCTCCGGGTGTAGTGGTGAGTTGATTACAGGGTTGGGATTTTCGCAAAATCTCTTGATTCCTATCCATTGCGGCCCATAGATGGAGAATGAAGGCGACGAACGTTTTCATTGTCATTTATTGGTTTGTAGAGTTTCCGTTATTTGTGCGGTAATGTCGCGTCGTTTGCAGGGGATGCAATCGAGCAGGCTCGGGATTTTGTAGAGCAGGTCCGCGTATTCAAAATAATAGGTCCGTTCGAGTTGGTGGTTGTAGCGTTCGATCAGCTGACATGCCGCGTAGAGGAGAGAGACAGCCTCCTCGACACCGTGCAGTCCGTGCCCGCTTTTTATGCGGAAATATAGGTCATCTACTCGGTCGAGGAAGCCTCTGGCAATTTCGGGCTTGAACCTGGCAAATATCCGGTAAGCCGGTTCTGCTACGGAAAAAATAATCTCTTCGGCCTGCCGGTGGCGGCGCTTGATTTCGTGGCGAAATTGTCCGGCTTTTTCCAGTTCTTCTTGGAGGTCTCCCATAATGTAGGGTAACGTTTGGATCAGCACGAGCATATCGACTGCCGTGTCTGCCATGTGTCGTTCGACTTCAGTCGGCCGCTTCGGTAGCCGGTGCGGGGTCATGGCTTGGATGGCCATGCGGTGGCGGAGCTGCGCCGCTTTGATTTGCCGGGACGTCATATAATCAGGCGTGAAGGGTAGGCGGCTATTTCGGGACTCGGGGATGCCGTTTCCTGTAATTCCCGTTCAAACTCTTCGATGCGTGCTTCGTCCCGTCTCACGGCTATCCGGGGTATGAAGCAATAGACTCGGATTCCGGAGTCGGTTTTTCCCTCCCAGATACGGGCCGGAATTCCGTTCAGGGTAACGATTTTGTCGGTGTTTTCGATTGTGATTTTCATAGTTGGACTTTTTGTGTTGTTTTTCAAGTGATTTTATTTCGTCGATAGCTGCGGCTGTTGCCTCACTCCATGCGGTCGCTACCTGGGTGACGACGGCATTGCCGAGGAATTTCTTCTGTTCCTCCTGCGATCCGATAAGCACGTAATCGTCGCCGAATCCCTGGATGCGTTTCATCTCGGGGATGCGCAGCATTCGCATCGTGACGTCAACGATGCCATAGAGGATGCAGAACTCTTTCACGCGCACCATTTCGGGAATGTCGTCCGGTTTGATTGTCCAGGCAGGTACTCCCTGCTCGATGGATACCAGATAAGGCGGACGTTTGTCCATCCGTGCGATCAGCGTGAAACAAGGCGCATCCACAGAGCCGCCGGCGGACCGGTATTGCGGATTCAGCAGGTAGTGGGCGTTCACGATACGCTGCTTGGGGTTCGTCAGCAGCGCGCCGGTTGGTTCGTTCACTCCGGAGAGTTGCCCGCCGCCGGAATAGTAGTTGGTGATAAATGGCTGCACCAACTGGAATCGGTCTTTTGTTGTCAGCGTAGGGGCCGGCCGTTCGACGGGTGAGTTGTATCCGTTTCCGTAGTATGCCGATACGAAGGCGTGGTGGTCGATTGTCGTAACGGTTCCGGCCGGGCCGTCAATGGGGATGTTCTTGCCCGCAGGCTGTCCGCTGAACTGCTTGGACAGGAAATCTACACGGGCTACGCCGAGCCGGTTTTGTGTCGCCACGGTCGGGCATGGAGCGTCGAGTCCCGGAGCGATGTATTTGCCGGACTGGTTTCGGGAGTTGTATTTGACGAGGAAAGCGTCTTTGCCTCCTGCGACGAATTTCACCAGCCCGGCGTGGATGCGGTCGAGTGTCGCTCCGACGAGTTGCCGGCGGCGATCGAAGATTGACTCACCGCGATCCTCGAAGTC